CGGCGTCACCTGAGCTCGGCCCGGCGAGGACCCGATTCGCCGCTGCGGTGGCTGCTCCGGTCCCGCCCTGCGCGGCGGTGAGGGGAAGCGCGCCGGTTGCGCTGCCGAGCCCGAGCGCCCTCCGCCAGGCAGCCGGATAGTTTATGCTGACGTATGGCGTGCCGTCGTCGGTCATATACAGCCCGAGAAGGTTGGATTTTGTTTCTCCGTTGACCTGCTGCTCCCCATAGATCTGGAGTCCGGCCCATCCGTTTGAGCCGTGAAACGCCAGAAGTCTTGCAATGCTTTTTTGGACGCTGTCGCGGAACGCGATCGCCTTCGACCACTTGTTGGCATCTGGCCGCGACCCGAGCGTGATCTCCGGGCTGTCCATGCAGTGGAGCGAGCTCTTCAGGATCAGCGGCCCCGTCATGGTGTCGCCGCTGCGGCGCACATATTTCTCCGACGTCGGCGTGCTGGTACCGATCCGGCCGAGCACCACATAAGTCCCGGAGAGACGCATCACCACGACGCGGTCGCCGGCTGCCGGATTCCCGTAGGCGCTGGTCATGTACTTGTATTTTTTCTGTGTCGCCTCGGTCTCTCCGTCCGGGATCAGGCTCAGGCCTTCCTCCGTGACGGCCGCCACCGTCGCGAGCTGCAGATCCGCGCCCGATTCCAGCTGCGCCTGCTGCTCCAGCAGCCGGTTAAAAGGGTTAATCAAGTGTCATCACCGTCCTCTCCAGTGTGTGGGTCATCGCTCCGCCGACGGTCAGTTCCATGGTCCACTCTGCTTCTCTGCAGATCGCCATCAGGTCCCCGTATCGGATGGCCGTCACATCTCCGACGCCGAAGCCCGGAAGCAGGCAGGTCTTCACCGTGATGACCTCGCCGGCCATCATGCTGTCGGAGACCTGCCGGTTTGCATAAACCTGCAGCGCCTCCTGTGATGATATGTTGTTGATCCGGATCACTTTTGTGATCCGTCTGCCTCTTCTCGCGATGCTCAGGGGGCTTTGCGGGTTGGTGTTTTCCGCGACGGCCATCATGGCTTCGTCTTTGTCCGCGTTGCTGCAAATGCAGATGAAGACGTTCGGCGCCGCCAGCACGTCCGTCTCGCTCTGGATCCCCGGGAGCAGAAGGCTCTCGATCTTTGTGTCGTCCAGAATGTGGCTGATGTTCACCGCCTCGGGGAGGCTGACCGGCCGGAGTATGGCCGCGCCGGTGCCGTCAAACCAGAGCTGCCCATAGTTGATCTCCGAGAGCAGCTCGTTCACAATGTCCAGGCAGCTGGTGCCGGCCGGCCATTCCCGGTCTTCTGTCAGCACGGCGGCCGTCTGGACTGCGTTGATCACCGCGATGCCGGTCCCGGTCAGGACCGACACCGCCGCCGCGACGTAGTTCGTCCCGGCGGCAAAGAATACGCGTGCTTCGGTGCGTGTGTCCCGCACGGTCCAGCATCGGTCGTTTGCCGTGATGTTGAGGATCACCGTCGTTCCGTCGTCGACTTCCTGGACGTTGGTCGCCCGGTAGATCCCGAGGCCGTAGGTGACGCCGTCCACGATCAGCTCCGGGCGGATTTCGTCGGTCAGCCAGTCCACGTCCTGTCGCGGTGCCAGAAACGATCCGGTGAGGTTCATCTTCACCGCGCTGCTGCTCTTCATGGAAATCCGCGGTGCGGAGCCTTTCGTGGTATAGATTTTGCCGTAGTCGGCGCCGTCTCGCATAATGCGATAACAGAAATCAACCGTCCGTACCATCGACAAAGTCCTCCATATCAATCTGCTGGATGCTGAAGGTGTAGCTCAGATAGAATTGCTTCTCGGTCTTGGAGAACTGGATGAAGCCTCCGACGATGATCTGGCCGCTGCGGGTCTTGATGATGACGGTCTTTTTCTTCAGCGACTCAAACCGCCGCGCCTCTGCCGGGTCGGCGAAGGCGCAGTCGAACTTCGCGATCAGTTCCTCATGGCTGGACTGCTCCAGAATCGGAAAGACCGCCGCCTCGGTATGCATCAGCTCGGCCAGGTTCCCCCACTCAAAACTATGCGTCCGTTCGCGGTTTTCGCTCAGCCGGAGGGAGACCCACTCGCCGCCTGCGGCGTCCGCGATCATTGGGGATTGGACGGCCATGCAGCCCTCCACCGTGTTCGACCTGGTATAGTTCCCGTCCTCTAGCCAGATCTCGGCATAGTAGGCATGGGACCCGAGGGCCATGCGGTCCCGGAACTGCCGCGCTGAGGTCTTGCCGATCCGTTTGCCGTCCCGGTACCATTGCACCGGAAGCTCCGCCGGAAGGTCTTCCGCCGTAACGGACAGTTCCGCATCAACTCCGAAGCTCCCGGTCAGCGTCAGATTGCCGACCGGTGAGTTTTGCACGCTGATCGATGTCTCGGCGTAATTGCTCCAAAGCCCGTATGAGCCCTGGATCCGCACGCGGATGTTGTGGACGCCGTCCGCCAGTGGCTCCGGCACGGTCCAGCTGTAGACGCTCGGCCCGTATTCCGCGACGACGACCTCACCGTCGATGCTGATCTCATACGCTCCCTGCCCGTCTGACTGCCAGCTGATCGTCGTCAGCGGTGCCGCCGTGGCGGAGAGGCCTTCCGGAGGTTCCGGTGCCCGGAGAACAACGAAGGACGCCTCACCGACCGGTCCTGCGACGCTGTCGCGGTTGTAGGCCTGCACCCGCCATTCCACCGTTCCTGCCGGGAAGGTTTTTGCTGCAGCTGTGTGAGCATAGACATCCTCGGTGGTGTCCAGCAGTTCCTTCCACTGGCTGGCGGACTCCGTCGGGAGCTTCCACCAGAGCCGTGTTCTGGTCGGCTTGGTTCCGTCCGTGGTCCGGACGATCCACTGGAAGGTGATTGGCTTGGTGCCATCCGCCACGACGCCGATCGGCGTCTGACAGATCGCATCGGTTGTGCTCGCCGCGGTCGAAAAACTGTAGACTTGGGACTCTGAGGAGCAGCCGCCCGTGTCTGTTCCGCTGAGATACCACTCGATCGTGCTCGCCACCGGGAAGGTGTTGGCCGGGATCGTGACGCTGCCGGCGTTTCCGGAGTCTTCGACATTGGTCCACGCCGTGCTCCCCTGAACCCGCCAGTGGAAGACAGCCGAGGCCTGGTCGTAGGATGCTGCCGCCGTTTTGAAGTACCAGGCGAAGGTGATCGCGTCCCGCGGATCCCGATAGCCGGAGGTCGGACTGTTCTGCGGCGTGATCTGTGAGGTGACGGTCCGGAAGGACATCACCGAGCTCTGTGAGGTATAGCCGCCGGAGTCGGTGCCTTCCAGGTACCAATAGATCGTGGAACCGTTGCCCGGGAAGGTGTTCTTCGGGATCGTCAGGCCCGTGGTCGATCCGGATGCGGCGATGCTCTGATACGGGTCCGAAGTGGAGGCGCGCCAGTACAGTTTCGCCGACGCCTGGTGGAATTCCGTCTGACCGCTGAGAAATGCCCAAGAGAAACTGATCGGCTGTCCGGACTCAACGCTGTTGCCGGACGGGTATGTAACCGGTGTGATCTTTGGCGCTGCGGTCGTGAATGTCTGCGCGGCCGTCGTCTTGACCGCATTGTCGGCGGCCGTGACGCTGAGATACCACTGGATGGTCGCGCCGGTCGGGAATGTGTTAGCCGGGACGGTGCAGCTCTTGGTCGCCGAGCTGATCCTGATCTCATTGTACGTCTCCGCGCCCTGCACACGCCAGTAAAGCACGGCGGATTTCTGCCCGGCATCACCCTGGCTGTTGCTCATGGTCCACGCAAAATAGATGGCCGTCTGCGGATTGATGCCTGACCCGGTCGGGCGTGTTGTAACCGTCAGCGTGTAATCCAGGGTCTTGAATGTGAGCGTGCTGCTGCGGCTCACATAGCCGCCGGAGTCTGTGCCTTCGAGATACCATTCGATGGTCTTGCCGGCCGGGAATGTGTATGCCGGGGTGCTGAGGCTCTGGGTTGTGCCGCTTGCCGCGACGTTGTTCCAGGTTTCCGCGCCCTGCACCCGCCAGTACAGCTTTGCGGAACTCTGGCCGAAGTTGCCCCCATCGCTCGCAAAATGCCATGTGAAGTTTTTTGCGGTTCTGGTGTCGATGTTGTTGCCGGTTGGGTAGTCGTCCGGCGTGATCTGTGTCGTGTTCGTCTGGAAGCTGTAAACGGGCGTCTGGGTTGTTCTCCCGGTCGTGTCGGTGCCTTTGACATACCACTGGACAGTCGTTCCGGTCTTGAGAGAGTTCGCCTGGAAGGTAACGCTCCTGGTGTCTCCTGAGATCGAGACAGTGCGATAACTTGCCTCATTGGAGTATTTCCAGTAGAATACCGCTGAGTCCTGTGTGAATGGCTGGGCACAGTAATAGTCGCCCGATGGGTCGTATCTCCAGACGATCTGAATCGCCTGCAGCGTGTTGACGGTCCCGGAGATCGGCCCGGACTGACGGACGATCTGGCTCTGGACGGTTTCTGCATCGTCATAGAAAAATTCCAGGTACGGCGTGCTTCCGTCGGTCAGCTTGGTGTACAGTTCAAACGCGTAGCTGTGTTGGATCGGCTCAAAAATACCGCCGCAGTAGGCTAGGAGGTTTTTTGCCAGTCCGGACTTCGCTGTTGCGGTGCTGTCTGAGGTGAAGTCGAAGTCCTGCAGTTCCAGCGACACCCCGCCGCCGACCAGAGAGGCGCCGGCGCTGTAATATTCCGGCTTCGTGCTCCAGGTGACGGTGCTCGCGTTATAGGTCCCCATCAGTGGATTGATCCAGGCCGTTGTGGCGGCTGTTTTGAGGGCAAACTTTGCGCTGACATCCAGCAGGCGATACCGGCCGAGGCGTGCGGTGAGGTTGTCGAACTGGATCAGCATCCATTTCCCGTCGCCGGGCGCTGCTTTGTATAGGCCGTTCGGCCCTGGGACGACTAAGTTTACATGCGTGTTTGGAGTCTCTGAGTCAATAACCGCAAAATTTTTTACATAAGCCTTTAGACTTTTTCGCGCCATCTGTTCACCTCGTTTGGATCTCCGTGGCTGCGTCCTTCATGATGGCCACCACGTCGTTAAACTCTTTTACATTCTTCGCGTCGATCGTGACGGTGACATACATGACTGTGCCGCCCACTTGCTGGCTCTCCTGGTTGTTCATGATCTTCGAGCCCTTTGGAAGGTCCACCAGTTCCGGTCCGGCTTCGCCGAGCCAGGTCAGGCCGCCGCGCCAGTTTTCCGTGCCTCCGGCGTTGTGGCCATAGTTGCCTTCCCATCTCCCGGTCTGTGAGTTATAGTAATTTCCGTTTGCTGCTGCATAAAACCGGTCACTGCTCTGCTGCCACTTCTGCATGTTGGAGTAGTTCCCCGAACTCGCACCGTAGCCGAGGGCATTTCCGATTCTGGTCAGTCCTGCGGGAGCGCCGACGATCGTCAGCGTTTGAACAAGGCCGATGGCCACATTTGCCGCGTCACTGATCCACGCCAGCACCCCGGCGATTCCGTGCAGCACTTCATAGACCGGGCTGAGCCTGCTCGGAGCGCTGTCTGCCGTGTCCAGCAGATCCGTGAGCGGCTGAAGCATGTTTGACAGAAACACGAAAATCTCTCCGACGCCCTCGATGATGCCGGATTCGATCAGCGCGTTTCCAGCTGCTCCGACCAGCCTGCCGAAATTCTCCAGTGCTTCCTTCGACGCCGGGGCAAACTCGGCCGCAATCTTCCTTTTCAGGCCTTCCCACTGATTGTTGTTCAGCTGGATCTGATCATCTAGTTCGCCGAGAACCGCGATCTGATCCTCTGTGAGGACGTAATTCTCCTTCGCGGCCTCCATGTATTTCTGCAGGGTTCCCGTTCCGGAGACGATCAGAGGATTCAGCGACTGATATGATTTGCCGAGCAGATCGCTGGCCACAGCGTTCCGCTCGGTCTCGTTTTCCATGTTATGCAGCGCGTCGATCACCTGCATCAGCACCTGCTCTGCCGGGAGCAGGCTTCCGCCGCTGGTGTCTGTGATCGATACGCCAAGCCGCTCGAATGTCGCCGCCAGCTTCTCGTTTCCGTCCCTGGCGTCTGCCATCTTGTCGGTGAGCCGCTGCATGGCTCCCGTGAAGGTGTCCAGATCCACGTCAACCAGATTCTGTGCGTACTCATACGCCTGCAGGAACTCTGTAGAGAGTCCCGTCATGGCGCTCTGTGTGATAATTTCATCGGCGTATGCGGCATATTCCACCGTCATCTCGTGGAGTGCCTTGATCCCATCATACAGAGCCGTCACGCCTGCGGCAGCTGCGCCCAGGGCGGCGATCGTTCCTGTGGAGAAGGACCCCATGCCGTTCAGAGCGCTCTTGGCTGCGTCCGGGATCTGGATGCCAAACTTGCTTGACACATCGCTCAGGGCGTCCCCGATCCCGGTCAGGCCCTTTTCCTCCATGCCGAGCTTGGCAAGATGCTCCTGCATGGCCTGGGAGTTCTGCTGAATGGCAGCGGAGGTGTTGTTGTACGCCGTCGCCGCCTGGTTGACCTGAATCTTCAGGGCATTGATTTCCTCTTCGGTGGCCGTTTCGGAGTTCATGGCGGCGTCCAGAGCCGCCTTCAGGGTCTTGTACTTCTCCTCCTGCTGTTCCAGGATTGACGTCAGGGTCTCCTGCTTGGCCCGGTATGTTTCCGTTGCGTCCGCGCCTGCGGCAAACTCAGAATCCAGCTCCTGCAGCTCCGAGTTCAGCACGGCGATCTGCCGGTCAAAAGCCTCCGTGCTGTACTTCTGCTGCTCCATGGCCTTGTTGTTTTCCTGAATAGCCCGTTCCAGATTAATGACAGAAGTTTCTGCATTCGCCAGCTGTGCGGCATATCTCTGAGTCTTGGTGCTTGCCTCGCCATATTCCTGAGCCGCCAACTTGACCGCATCCTGAAGCTGCGAGACCTTTTCTTTCTGCTGGTCCAGCATGGTCTGCAGGCCCTCGCCCTTCTTGGTGAGGAAGTCCAGGCTATCGGAGTTTCCTTGATACTCGGCTGAGAGGCGCTTGAGTTCTGCGCCCATTGTCTTATTTGCCGCATTCAGCTCCGAGATCGCCTGTTTGTATTTCGCTTCACCTGAGAGAGCGACCTCAACATTTACTTTTCTTGAGCTTCCCGCCATTGCATCACTTCCCGTTGAAATAATTCACAAGGCTTTTCCCGTTCCCTGCTGGAACGTCCAGATCCACATACTTTGTTTTCTTTCCGCCGATGTTCATTCTTCTTTCCTCTGTGTTTCTCTGCGGGCGGAACCGGGCGTTAAACAGGGCGTGCAGCCGTCTGGGATTCATGGTCTTCCAGAAGGTCCGCTCGTCCTGACCGCAATCAAACATCCATAAGCTGAGATACCGGGCGAAATCAATCGCTGAGGATTGATCCGCCCGGTCCGTCAGTTTCCCGGGTCTTCATCGGGCTTCGTCTCTTCGGTTTTCGGACCGTCAGCCGCTGTCTTTGCCGTGCCCTCTTCCGTCTCTGGCGTCATGGCCCGGAAGAACATGCCGGTCACGTCCAGCATCTTCATCATGGCCGGGTTAAAGAGCTTCTTGACCTTCCGGTCGGTCCAGTCCTGTTCCCAGCCTTGATCCTCCGCATAGTCGTTGAGCATCGCGGCCACGGTGATGGCGTTTCCGTCATACATGTTCTTGTGCATGAGACCTTTGATCTCGCCGCCGCAGGCCTCCTGGATCCGCTCCAGTACAGACATGTTCATGCGCAGCACGTATGTTCTGTCGCCGATCTGGATCTGCTTTTCTTCGAGTCGAAGGGTAATCATCGTGTTCTGTTCCTTTCTTGAAATTCTGCTCAGGTGGCGCTCAGCACGGCGTCACACCACGCTCTGGCCAGCGCCTCGGTGTCCACCGTGACGGCTTCCTTGATCTGGCCTTCTTCGCTGTCATCCGCCAGGAACTCGCCGTTAGTGACCGGCGTCTGGAACTGGATGTTCTCACCGGCGGTCTTGGTGCTCTCGCTCGGTTCGCCGAACATGCACTTGCCGATGAAAACGCAGTCGTACTTCTCCACGCCCTCGTACAGAGCCGGGGTGTAGAAAGAGACGCCGACATACTGGCCGACGGTGTTGCGTTTGGTCGCGAGGGACGTGACCTCGGTTGCCGTGCCTCCGGCCGGCGTAACGCTACGGCTTCTCTCCGACATGCCGAACATCAGCTTCTGCGCGGCCTGAAGGATGTACTTCACGCCCATGGAAATGGTGCCGCCGGTGCATTTGCGGATAAACTCCGCAAGCACGCTCTCGGCGTACAGGCGGCCCTCAGCAAAGCGAAGCTCGATGTTGACCGTCATGGCGTCGCCCACCTTCTGCTTGTCCGTGAAGGAGATGACGCCGTTGTTGTTGTTGTATTTTGCGCACTGGATGTACCGCAGATCATATTTTGCCATTTCATATTCCTCCGTTTTATTTGAAATTCTTTTCGATCCAGTCCTCGATTATCTTTACGCCTGGCTCCTGAATTGTTGTTTCTTTTTGCTCAAGCGTATTTCTGATGAACGGTCTTGCACTCTGCCCTTTCTTTCCGTACTCGTTGACAAAGGCAATTTCTGCATTGCGTGTCGATTTTTTCCCTCTTCTGCGAGTGCCGTCGAATGTAATCTGCTCTCGGCCTCCGTCGTCAGTCTGCTTTGCTTTTTTGGTTGTGATGTGATCTAGGATATGGACGTTGCTTTCCTCATCTCTGACGCCCATGGCTTCGCCTGTTTTTCTGATCTCCTCCGCCGCTACCTTAGCCATTCCGTCCAGAGCTTGTTCTGTCACAGGCCACGGGATTTCACGGATTCGTGTCAGCGCGTTCTGAAGTCCATCGGTACCTGTGAATTCAAGTCTGGCCATAGGTCGGGCCTCCATTGCAGCACTCGCACTCGAAGACGTAATGCTGCCCTGCCGCCTCGTTCGCGTCCTGGATCGACGGCGTGGTAAAGTCTGCCGCCTGGAGAGCCTGGCAGATCTGCACCTTCATCGGATCCGGGTTCTTCCCGTTCGGGAGGAAGTAATGCACCTGCACAAGATACCTGGCAGCGTGTGCGACTCCTTCCGCGAAGACCTCCGGGATCATGGAGTGATTCCAGACGATATACTCTTCGCTCTTTCCGGTGTACTCGATCGGCGCCACTCTCCCCGGCAGCAGCGCCTCGAGCGTTGCCTTCAGCAGCTCGTTTGTTGTCATCTCCACACCTCCGTCAGATACAGCATCAGGGTCCCGCGGCCGGTCGGATACGTCCGGCCGATCTCGTATGTCTTGTCTCCCCGCTCCAGCTTCCGCTCGCCCTGGAAGTCATCTTCCCAGATCTCCACTGTGGCTGAGATCCTGACGCCCGCCTTCATGGCCTCGTAATACTCCGCTCTTGATGCACCTTCGACGAAGGTGCAGAAGATTTCCCTTCGCGTAGGAGGATCATGCTCCACGAATCCGGCGCTGTCCTCGGTGGTGTTCTCGCTGATCAGTGTGATCACGTCCGCCCACGGTGTCCGGTTGGTCTTGTCCGGGCTGAATGCTCTGCTCATTCGCTCCCGTCCTCCTCCCGGAATTCGGAAGCTTTCGACATGGCATTCGCCAGCGACTTAAACGACTCCTCATACCGATCTCCATCGCCCTGGAAGTTGAACCAGTACCGGCAGAACAGTTTGATCGCCGTTACCGTCGTTTTGTTGTTTTCGCTTACGATCCCGACGCCGATCTGCGACAGGCGCTGCTTTGCGGTTTCGATCGCGTCCTGGATGTCGTCGTCTTTCTTACTGTGTGTGATTCCGAGATCCTTCTTGACGGGATCAAGCAGTTTCGTCGCCATTGTCTATTCCTCCAAAAGGACGGGAGAGCCCTTTGTCAGGCTCTCCCGTTGTTTTTGTTTTCCCGCTCTTCCGATCAGGTGGCGAAGGTGCCCTTGACAGCGCCCTTCGGATTCTTCAGGCCGGCGTCGAAGAGGCTGTATGCAGTCTTGCACTCGGCCGCAGACTTCGGCAGCACCGTCGAGAAGATCGTCAGGTCGTCGTAATCGTTCGCGAGGAGCTGGCCCTTCACGACGATATAGAAAACGCCGTCCGCGAGGTTAGTGTCTTCTTTGACCTTGGCGCCGTAGATCACACCGGCGACGGTCGGGTCATCCATTGCGGACGCCATGAACAGCGGGTGCTTGTTGGTGTCCTGGATGCCGGCGATCGTGTTGTAGATCGTGGATGCGTTGGCATAGATGATTTTCTGGCCCTTGCCTTTCAGTTTGGCCAGCTCCGCACGGAGGCCGGCGTCGGTCTTCGGCACGGAGGCGTTCACGTTCGCAGCGGCGATCGCAGCAGCAGCGACAGCGGATCCGCCAGTAGGCGCGGTTCCATCGAGACGGGCAAGAATTACCTGCTCCTTCGCGACGGCGATCCGCTCGCCGAGTTCCTTCACGAGCCATGACTCAAAAGCCTCGATGCTCTTGAACTTCATCTTCCGGGAGATGACGACATACTTCGAGATCTCGATGCCGTCCAGCGGGACGAGGTCGAAGGCGTTCTGCTCGTCGTTCGCGACGTCTGCGCCTTCCGCCTTACCGGTTGCATCGCCTGCGGTGATGCCGGTGCGGCGCGGGATGCCGAAGCCCTGCGTCATGCCGCTCTTTTCGGCGTCGTCATACAGCGGAGCCTCAGATTCTACCAGGTCGATGATCTGATTCAGGATCGGAGTCGGCACGACGGCGCCGCTGTTCGCGGTCGTGTGCGTGAAGGCAGCGCGCTCTTCTTCGGTCATCTCGCCGAGAAGGTGCACACCGTCGCGGACGCAGAGGTTTTTCAGCCATGCGGACCGATACTCCGGAGAGTCTGCGTCATAGCTGCGGGTCTCGCGCTCTGCGGTCTGCGGGCGGGCGATCACGGTGCCGGCACCGTTGGCGATGCGGTTCCGGATCTCAGTCCGGGCGGCGTTGTCCGCTCTGGCGCTGCGCTCTTCGGCGATCGCCTGGGCCTCGTTGCGGAGCTCTTCCAGGTTGGCGCCGTCCTGCGTCATCTCCTGGAGGATCTCTTTTGCTCTTGCTTCGAGCTGTTCTGCAGTGAAATTGGTGAAGTCGTACATGATAGTTTCTCCTTTTCTCAAAATTTTATTATTTCCGGCTCTTCGCACCGGCGAGCAGCTGGCGGATCTCCCCTTGCAGCTTCTCTGCCTTCTGACGTTCTTCAGCCCGGAGCCTCTCCTGCTCCCGCAGTCCGTCGATCACTCCGTCGGCGGCGCTGCGTGCTGAAATGTCTGTTGCCTCATTGGCCGGGATTGAGACAGCCGACACGTCATATAGTTTGGCAATCGATTCGATCGTGCGGAGGACCGTGGTCACATGCTTCTCGTGATCCTCTTCGACCACTTCCCGCTTCTCTTTTCCAACTTTGAAGCGCATGGACATCCGGTCTGTGTATCCGCCCTTGACCTCTTCAAAAATCTGACGGCCGAGTTCCGTGCCGCCAAGGTGTGCGCGAATTTTAAGGCCGTGGTTGTCGGTGGACAGCTCGAGGGTTTTGTTCCTCGTTCTGGCCGGTACCCGGCCGCTGTGGTCGTACTGGAAGATCACGTCCGACATGTCGCAGTTGTCGAATGCGTGCCGGTCGACCTGCTCCCGGACGATGTAATCGCCGAAATTGTACAGCTCATAAGGCTGGTTGAAGGTCGTCGCATATCCCTCGACGATCAGATCGTTCTCGCCCTCCGTCCGGAGTTCGATATTTGAGATTTCGATGCTTCTGTATTCCTGGCCCGCTTCCATCCGCTCCAGGAGCTTTTTCTTGTCTATCATTCCTGTTTCTCCTTCCCGGCCTTCGCGGCCTTGATCGCTTCGCGTTCCTGTTCTGAGAGATATTCGCCGCGGATGTAATACTTCTGGCCGAGGCCGTCCGGCAGCGGCGCCATCTGAAGAATCTCGCGGCCCTCATCCGGTGAGAGCATCATCCGGTCGAAGAGCTCCTTGATCGTGTTCACCTTGTCCTCAATCTTTGCAAACTGCAGGCGATTCGCGGAGAAGGTGATGTCATTGCCGAGGGCCTGCTCCCGCTCCGTGAAGAACATGGATGTGAGAGCCAGGTGCATCTGAAGGGCGAAGACCTCGATCTTCCCCTCATAGAACGCCGACCAGACGGCTTCGTCCCATTCGTTCCGAAGGATCTTCTCATTCGTGCCGAAGTAGTCGTGGACGTTGCCCTTGATCAGGGCCATCTGCTCCGCGTCGCAGACAAAAGGCTTTGACTCCAGCTGCTTCACGTCGGAATATTTTGTGTCGATCAGCAGGACGCCGCCGTTGTTCTCCGCCGAGAGGTTCGTCCGCCGGAAGCGCTGCCGCTCTTTCTCGATGTCCTCGTCCCGGAGGCTGCTTCCGAGCTTGGCCAGGAAGCGGATCGCCGCGGACTGCTTGATTCCGTTTTCGATTCCCTGGTTCTCGACGTCGATCAGATCAAGCGTCGGGATCAGCGGGGCGTTCGACTCCGGGAAGAAATCGCTCTTGTACTGCATCTTCAGCAGCACGCCACAGCGGCTGTATTCTATCGCCACATGCTTTCCGTTGGTGAACTGGTACCGGAGAAAGAGCTCCCCGGATGCGTTCTCTACGAGCTCGCAGGAGCTCGGCACAAGTGGGAAGGCTCCGACCGTTCTGCCGTTCTCCGCCACAAGTGGGGCGATGAAGCAGGCGTTATCTACTTCGAGGATCGTCGCGGCCCGGTACAGGAACTGCTGCGTGTTCTGCCACGGGTTCATCTGCAGCTGAAGGCGCCGGTCGAGCCTGGCGCCCTGCGGTCCGCTTGCGTGCGGCTTGAGCTTGGAGCAGTGCGTCGCGATCGCGTGGATTGCCGCTCTTGTCTCCATCGCCTCATAGATGCCGCCTCCGCGTGTATAAAAAACCGGATTGTATGCAGTCAAGGTCTCGAAGTATCCGCGGACCGCCTGATCCCTCGAGCCGCTGCCGAAAATCTTCTCAAACAGTCCCAAAGTATCACCTCAGATCAGATTCATGTAGTCGTTTTGTTTATCGCTGTAGACCACAAAGGCGTCCAGCATGGCCGCCGTTCCGTCGATTCGCTTCGTCGGCCGGGTGGTCTTGTGCGGCTGAATATTGCCGTTCTTATCCTGCTCGATCGCGGTGTTCGCGAGGCACCACTTGTCGATCGGATTGTTGTTGTAGATGATCCGCTTCGCCCGGAGCTCCGAGCCCATGACGCCCATCGGGTTTGAGAGGGTCTTCTTCCCCTGGTGGACGGCCACCATCGACTCGCCGCCGAGCATCATCTTCATATCCTCGACCCAGTATGCAGCGCTCCAGGAGTCATAACCGACCCAGAGCACATAGATGTCCATCTGCTCCCGGACCTTCCGGAACCATTCCGTAACGTTGTCCTTGTGGACCTTGCCGCCCTCGCAGACCGTCAGGAGGCCGCGGTCGAGCCATTTGTCATACGGGACGTGATCTTCCCGGACGTGCTTGTCCAGGACTTCAGAGGGCAGGAAGTACATCGACAGGCGGAAGAGGTAGCCCGGCGCCTCCGGCACCGCAAAGAGCACCGTCGCGTTTGTGAGGTCCGTCGTCTGCGAGAGGTCCGCGCCTCCGATGCCGTAGCGCGGATACGAGAGGATCCGCTCTTCGCCGTCGTGCGTCCAGATCATCCGCTTGTTTTCGATGTCGAGCCGGAAGGTGTCCGTGTTGTTAAGCTCCTCGAATGTGAGCCAGGCTTCGGAAGTCGTCTCGCGGATGTTGAACTCTTTGCAGACGAGGTTCTTCACAAGATCCGGATTCAGCTTTGCCCGCTCGACCTTCTCGGTGAGCGTCCGGATGTTCTTGATCGTGCCGAGGCCCGGATTTGCCTTCTTCCAGCATTTCGGGTCCGTCCATTCCTCGCGCTTGTCGAGCTCATAGATCACCGGCAGGAACCGTTCATCGTGATATCCTTCCGGATCGTCCCAGCCGTTGATCACGTTCTCGGCCTCGTCATACTTGAAGTCGTATATATCCTCTCGGATCGTGCCGGCTGTCGATGTCATGAAAATCATCGGCTGTTCCCTGGCCGTGATGCCGTCCGCGACGATGTCATACAGCGCCCGGCCGTTCTGCCACTGGTGGATCTCGTCCATCAGAGCGCAGTGCACGTTCAGGCCGTCGAGGCTGTTGCTGTCGCTGGCCAGCGGCTTAAAGGTGCCGTCGTTCTCGTCGAAGGCCAGCTCGCCGACGAGCGCTCTGATCCGCTTCGAGAGGCTCGGCGATTTTTTGATCATGCGTTTCGCTTCGTTCCAGATGATTTTCGCCTGGTCTCTCTTTGTGGCCACGGCGTAGACCTCCGGGCCTGCTTCACCGTCTGCGGTGAGCATGTAATTCCCGACGATCGACGCGATCAGGCTTTTTCCGTTCTTCTTTGCCACGATCAGCAGGACCGTCTGATACTGCCGGAGGCCGTCGTCATCGATGAAGCCGAAGGCAGCCGCGAGAAGCGCCTTCTCCCAGAGCTCCAGGCGGACCAGCTGGCCGCCGAATTTGCCCTTGCTGTGCCGGCAGTAGTTCTCCGCGAATTCGAGAACGTGGTTCGCCCTGGCCGGGCTGTAGTGATACTTTCCCGGGTTCCGGATCTTGTCGGCAAGGTGCGCGTACAGCTTCCGGATCTTCGCGCATGCGACCTCCTCGCCGCTCTCGATCTTCCCCCAGTATTCGAGGATCGGATTGTATGTGATCGGGTACCGGCGGAACGTCACTCGCCATCACGTCCGATCACGAATTCCTCGAAGCCGTCGTCCTGCTGCTTCTGCGCTGCCTCCTGCGGGAGCATGTCGTGCAGCTGTTTAATTATCTTCTGGTACGACGTGTTCATGGTGTTGTACGTCTGGCCCTGCGGTCTGGCCCTGTCATAGGGTTCGAGATTCTTCGACTGCTGGAAGGACTCCGTCCACCCGTTTTCATTCAGGTCGGCTTCCAGGTCCTCGAGCTCGACGCGCATGAAGGCGGCTCTCTCGATCAGGCCGACGGTCAGCTTTTTCTTCTTCTCCGGAAGTTCCTTGAAGAGTCGCGTCAGTCGGTTCTTCTCTC